TGTATTCCCTCATTCGGCGAAACACCTCATCATCGTCATACTCAAAGCCGATGCCACCGGAGCCGCTTACCATTTCACCTGAGATGCTTTTCGGGTGTTCGGTGCCGTAGCCCTGTGCAACGCGGTTCAGGTGCCGAACCGTCACGTAGCGCTTGATGGCCTCATACTGGACAGCCGATAGCCCTTGGCTGTCATCACGTGCCTGCTTGGCTTGCATCCGCCACTGACCAAGCGGGCAGGTCCAATGCTGGTCTGATGCGTTCTCGATTGTCGCGCCCCACATCTTCACACGTTGAGCGATGACGGTGGATTTGATCTGCTCCACCGTCTCGCCCCTGTCAGCCTTGGCAATGCGGCCACCAGGATAGCGCTCGACATCTGTTTTCCGTTTCCTGCCAGCCTGAGCCATGATGTGACTTTCCTTGCCGTTGGTGATGACGATGACGCGGCGCATGAGTTATCGAGGGACTTGCAGCAACAAAAAGCCGATGAAAAAAAACGCGACAAAAATAGCTAAGCCCTCAGCCACTTCAACCATCAGCGCCACTCCGGCGCGAATGGGATGCTGTCGTTAAGCTGCGACGGCTTGCCAGCGCCGCTAGGTGCCATCTGACGCGCAAAGCCCTGCACGCCCGGCTCTGCCCGTTCGCGTGGCTCTTCCAGAAAACACGACACGCGGCCTTGCTCATCTGGCAATGGCAGGGCGTCGAACTCAAGGTAGGTAACGCCCTTGTCGTTGGTCCATGTGCTGCCGATGCGGATGGCGTATGCCTTGCCGTTACGGGACTTGCGCCAGCTTTTGATGTCCATGCGTGTGCTCATTTTTTCGCCTTCATTTCCTTGAGTTTGCTGCTGATAATTTCCCGAACGTCGCGCATCATTTCAGCGGTTGCCGGGTCTTCGATGACCTTCTCGCCCATTTGAGAAGCGCCGATTAGATAAACCGCTCTTTCACTTGGGAGCAGTGCGGCAAATATGAACAAAGGAGCAGCGACGAGAAACGGCCAGCGAGGCCATACAAGTTTCTTTTCGCGTCCGATGTTATCAAGATCGACCCTCATCACGCAGACCACGCCGCCTATAATGAGAGCGATGCCTACCGCCACTAAGGCGATTGATAAACTCCCCGCAATGCTTGCGAGGTAAATCATCCATGACAAACTGTTCACTGCCGGGTCTCCTTGCTGATGATTTTCAGGGGCTGTGTCGGTGCATTGATGCGGCTGATAAACCCGCTAACGAGTGTTGACAGGTGGTTTTTGTCGGTCGCGATAAAGTTCTCTTCGATCTCACACTCAGCGTCGGCAAACGTCACGGTGATGATGAAACCGTTCGCACATGCGCCCAGCCCGAAGCCTGAGATTTTCATTTCGTTGGTGTCCTTCATTCGCCGCCCCTGTAAACCTTACGCTCTGTGTGGATGTAAATCGGCGGCTGGATTGCCGATCCGATTGGTGAAAACGTGTCGAACTCCCAAGGCCAGTCAGCCGGCACCGTCATGATCTGGGCCGACTTCATGTGGCCAGCCAGACCGTGCATTCCGATGGCCTTGTAATACTCCTGCCACGTGAGCCAGGTGCTTTCGTCGTCCTCGCGCTTGATGACCTTTGCGTTGAAACCAGAGGCACCAGCACGCCGGCAGAACTGGATTGCGCGATCAGCGTAGTTGTCTTTCGTGATGGCCTGTGCGGATGCGCCATGGGCTTGCATGGCAGGCCCGTATGCGCCGTGGAACTTCTCGATTGCGTCGATGCAGGCCGGATACTTTGGGAATGAGCCGCTGCCATGGGTGCGGATGATGTGCTCCGCTGCCGCGTTCAATGCGTCCTCAGTCATGGCCCGTGGTGCGCGTTCCTTGAGCCGTTCGGCCAGACCCTCGACGGGGTTGCCGTAAAGCTCACTTAGAACCAGCTTGGCGAGAAACACGCTGTCAATCATCGTTGCGCTTGCGTCGTTGGCCATGGGGTGCGTCCGTATCGGTTGAATTCGGTGTTCAGCAGGTTCTCCCATCGCCGTTCGCTGATGAACGTCGAAAGGTGCAACCGAGGGGGTGGATCACGTCCTTTGCGGCGTTCGGTTTCAGCCTCCAGCCACATCGTCTGAGCCATTGCGCCGTCAAAACACGCATCCCGGTCAGGCTTGGAAAGGCGAGCAAAGCGGTCGAATGCCAGCTTTTTGCTTTCGGTTGGGCTTTTCGGCCATTCGGACCAGACCAACTCGAACTCTGGGGTGTATCCTGCCTTTGCCTTCGATGAAGCCTTGACTGGCGCACGGTCGGTGTCTGGCGAAGCCGGACCCGACAGAGAAGGGGTTGGTGGGGGATTATAGGGGGGTGAGATAGGGGGTGTGGGGGAAAGAGCGGGGGGAATAAAGGGGGAGGAAGGGGTGTCTGCGGAATTCTGCGGAATTCTGCGGAATGCCTTGCGTTCACGATCAGATGCGCGGCGACGTTCGGCTTGATCGTCCTTAACTGCGACAGGCTCACGCGCGGCCAAAAGCTCGGCTGCCCGACCGATCAAATCAGGATCGACGCCAGCGCGCACCATGTCTGCAATAAAGGCCGCGACACTCATGCCACCACCTCAACAGGCGTAAGCGTGACGACGACGCGGCCCGGTTTCTCAGGCGCGGCCATGACAGGAGCGGCCCAGATCCAGCGGCTATCGTCGATTCTGATAGCGTCTGATATGCCGTCAATTTGGCCCTTTATTTGGCTAACCAAATTGTCGCAATCGCGGCGTCTGGCATCCGGTGGAACGAACGTAACCTGGATGCACACAGACGACACGCCAGCAAGCACGCCAGCCGCACGGGCTGCGTAGAACCCTTCCTTCCGAGCAGCCTTCCTCGCCCTCGCCAGCGCTGCCCAGTGGGTGCGTGCGTTGGGTGATAGTGCGCGGGACGGCCAGCCGAGTGTGACGGTCATCATGCGGCCACCATCTTTGACACCAAATCGCCTTCCGTGCCGGTATCCTCTGCCATCTTGAGATTGCGGACAGCCTGCTTGAAATACGCGGGCTTTAGCTCGGTGCCGGCGAACCTGCGACCGTGCTTGATCGACACATAGCCTTCCGATCCGATGCCCATAAATGGCGAGTAAACCAGATCATCCGTGTTGCTCCACAGATGCACAGCGCGTTCGATCACGTCCAACTGGAGCGGGCAAAGGTGCCGCTCGTCCTTGTCATCGCGGGCAACAGCGACATTTAGAACGTCTGTTTGGTCGATCGTGGTCCAGACCGGCGATGCCGCTTCCTGCCACCATGAGACAGGATAAACACCGGGATCATGCGTCACCGGCTCCGGCGTCTTGCCGTCGCTTTCCTTGCGGAACACCATCAGATAATCAGGCATCCCGACACGAACGCGGCTGCCATCGGTGCGCAGTGTCTTGTAAAGCAGGCCATGCGCCTTGGTGCGGGTCATTTCGACCACGGGGCATTTCCAGATGGTCACGCGGGAATGGTAAACCCAGCCTTCATCCTCATGAACCTGGCGGATAAGGCCCGGCAGATCGAACAGCCCTATCACGCCGTCACGCTGCTTGCTGGTCGGCAGATCGGAACAATGGACGGCACTAATCCTGCCGGGTTTTGTGACGCGCAGAAGCTCACGCACAAGGTAACGATAGCGCTCTGCGAACTCGTCATGATCCGCCACGTTGCCCATGTCGCGCTCGCTCTCGGAATAGACATAAAGCTGCGAGAATGGCGGCGAATAGACGGACAGGCCGACGCTGTTATCCGGCATCGTGGAGGTAAATTCCACCGTGTCGGCATTGTATGCGGCGAAGCGGTTGGAAATGTACTGGTCGAGGACTGCGTTGGTCATGACATCATCCATGCAGGAACAATCGCCTGCTTGCGGGGTTCATAGGAATGAAGGCGGGTTTCGGTGCGATGGGCGCGGGCCATAGCCTGCGTCATCTCGCGTTTCATGGCGTTGTGGTCTCCTGCCTTGCGGCTCACAACATCCCAGATGGCCGCTTCGGTATCGGCAAAGACAACATGGCAATCGACCGGGCGGGTCTGGCGAAAGCGCCAATGCCGGCGAACAGCCTGATAAAATGCCTCGTAGGAAAAGCTCATCCCGGCAAAGACAGTGCGTGCGCAATGCTGCCAGTTCAGGCCGAACCCTGCGATGCTGGCTTTCGTCACAAGGACGCGGATCTGGCCTTGCGTAAATGCCGTTAGCCGCTCTTCCTTCTGTTCGGCGGTCATCGAACCGCGAACCTCAACGGCTCCAGGTATTGCCGCCATGATGGCATCGGCGTCGTAATCAGTCTCGACCCAGACCGTCCATGGCTCGTTTGGCTCGTTGGCCACGATGTCGGCAACCATCGAAGCGCGAGCCTCGCATGTCAGCCGCTTTTCCTGATGCACGGACGTGGCGGACATATCGGGCATCCGGAACAGATGGGCTTGCCCGTCCTTCTCTTCGCCCTTGCCCTTTGTGCGATCAGCCGCGACTAGGTGCCGGTGCATGTTCAGTTCCGGCATGTCAAAGCCGGCATCCGAAAAGCCCAGATCGGAAGGCTTGCTGACGCACCTTGCCCATGACGCCACCCAATCCCAGAACGGGCGCACGCCGTGGCCTTTTAAGCGCCATGTGCCGGTGTCTGCGCTGTCATGCAGGAACCAACGCATAAGCATCTGATCACGTGTCATGATGCCCAAGAACTCGGCGTGAGTGCCAAGCTCGGTGTGGTCATTCGGGGCTGGCGTAGCAGTGCAGGCCAGCCGGTAAGGCGTGCGGGCAAATGCCTCGATCAGCCGCTTTGTGGTCTGGCCTGAAAAGCTCTTGAGGATCGAACTCTCATCAAGAATGATGCCGGAAAAGTCGGACGGGTTGAACAGGTGCAGCCGCTCATAGTTGGCGATGACGATGCGCGCATCTTGCGGTCCACCGTCACGCGAAACACAGGCATCAATGCCGATGTCGTCAGCCTCGGTCTTGTGCTGGCGCGTGACGCCAAGAGGGGCCAGCATCAGGACAGGCTTATTCGTGCGGCTGACAACCTCCTGCCCCCATGCAAGGGCGGAACGTGTCTTGCCCAGTCCGGTGTCAAGGAACATCGCACTAGACCCGGCGCGAAGGCTGAACTCAACAGCGGCCTTCTGGTGCGGAAACAGCGAGGCCGGAAGGTCAAAGTCACCATCGAAGCCGACCGGCACAAACGCGCCATGGCTCTTGGCAATAAGGTTTCGGTAATCGGTCAGGCTCACGATGCCACCTTTGCATTGCGCTTGCTGCGGTAGGTCTTGATTGCGTCGCGGTTCTTATCGCGCTGCCGGTCGAGCACGTCCGCCGCCGCTTCTGGCGTATAACCGCGAATGGTCTCGCCTGTTTTGACGGCCATTGTTCTCATGGCGTGCAGGATTGTGGTGTGGTCGCGGTCGCCAAAGAACCGGCCAAGCTGGGGCAGGCTCCACGCATACCGAACCTGCGCAACAGCAACGATAGCCTCGAACCGAGCGGCCACGATTTTAGCCCTCCGGCATGGTCCCATAATGTCGGCAAACGTCACGCCGTGGCGCTTGGCAATGGCCGCTACAAGCTGTTTGGTTTCGGCCATCCCAACGGGGCCTTGAGGCGTTGAAACGTAAAGATATTTCGCGATAATCGTGTCAACCAAGGGCGCGGGCGGTGCTGGCTTTGCCGCAACCATGTCCGGTTTTTTGGCCGGTTCGCGCGGAATGAAAACCGGGCTGCTGGCTGCTGGTGCAAGGCCCATTCTAGCGCGACGGGCTGCATGGTCTGCGGCTGTTGGGATGTGGTCTGCGAGGCTCATGCTGCCCTCGCAAATTCACCGTGCAGCAATTCGCTTGCGGCAACATATGCGGAATGGGCGGCTTCTGGCGTGTCGAAATCGCCAAGCCACCATCGAGAACCGTTATTCGTAATTTGCGCGCGCCATTTTTTGTCTCTTTCATACCACGCGACACCCTTAAAACCGCTAGTGTTGGTTGCCGGCGCTCCTCTGTTCATTTGGTTTTGAGAAGTGGTAGCAACCCGCAAGTTGACCCGCCTATTATCTAAGCCGTCGCCATTGATATGGTCTGTCTCCATTTTGTTTGGGGTATTCATAATCACGCGGTGCATGAGTATCTGCTTTATTTTGCCGTTTACTTTCTTGCCCCGCGCTGCATAAAATTTTCGGCCGGGGCATACGGCGCACCAATTAAACCCCTCAACAAGCGGCACATCGGCGGCGTCGATGATGGCTTCATATCCTTGCGTCAACGTCACATATGCAACGTCGCCTTCAATGCGTATCGGTCGAATTGGTCCTGTCATGGGTCACTCACATTGGAATAAAAGGCCGAGGCCGAAGCCCCGGCAGTTGCCCGCCGCACAGGGAGGAAAGCAGCGGGGGGAAGGGTGAAAGTCATGCTGCGCCTGCATCGAACACAGGCGCGTCAATGCGTTGCAGAAACTCTTGGCGGGCGTCAGGGGATGCGCGGTTCCAAGCTGCCATCAGGGCGGCAACCTGCCGTTCCTGGCTCTCCATGTCTGACAGCGGGTCGTCAGCAATCTTGACGGGCTTGCGGGCTTGGACTGGCTGCGTCCGGTCCCGTTGAACTTTTGCCACCTGTTCGTCGTGCGGCAGCTTTTTCAGCTTGTCGAGGTATTCGCCGGTGTCGAGGCGCGAGCCGCGAACCAAGGCCAGTGCGCGGTCGCTAATCTTTTCGCCGCGCTCTGCGTCTCGCTGAACAGTGCGTTCCGTCTTGCCGATGACGGCAGCAGTGGCAGCAGCAAACGACAAGTTGTCGTCTGCTGCCCCCTGCCTAGCCAACCCACCAGCAACGTGCTGCGCAGTCTCAGGATGCAATTCCAGATAGATGGCCTTGCGCCGCGCCGTCTGTGCTGCCCTGTCGGCTGGGGACAGTTCAGCGCGGCACAAGTTTTCGTCAATCATCGCCAATTCGGCGTGCAGGTCGTCGTCATCAACGATGACACACGGGACTGCTTCAAGGCCGGCCTTGCGAGCGGCCTTTAGACGGTGGACGCCTGCAATGACTTCATAAACGTCAGACTGCACGCCATCGACGAAGCCGCGCGACGGACGGACACGAAGAGGGTTGATGATGCCGATTTCTGCGATGCTGGCGGCAAGCGCCTTGATCGTGGCGTCGTCCACCTTCCTGGCGTCTTGCCGGATGACAATCAGCTTGGTTTCAATGGCGGCGGTTTCCATAGATCACGCCTCCAACTTGGGGAGGGTCTTGCCGTTGACGATGATGCGCTCAACCCGCTCGTCGCGGCGATAAGCGTTCCATGTCTTGAACAGCAGTTCCGCGCGGCTTTGGATGTCGGAACGGCCCTTTGTTTCCATCAGGCGCTTTCGGCAATACAAAAGCGGGTCGCCGTTCTTGAGGTAGGTTCCCTCGATCAATTTCTTGATGAATGCGTCTGCCTCAATCACGTTCGACGCCTCGCGCGCCGCGTAATGGGCAAAAGCGAACATTGATGTTGAACCGAGAGTGCGGACGCCGGGCATCGTGCAGAACATGGCGCTTTCCGAGACTTGCGCATCATGTTCGACAAGCACGCGCACTTCCGTCTTTGTCGGCTTTAACCGCGCGTGGTTCGATACGAACCCATACTTGCGCCACTGCCAGACAAGGGCCGCAGTGGCCGCAAGGACGTTGACGTTAGACATTCCGTTCATGGCCAGATAGTTGCCGACCGACCGCAATGCGCCTTGGTCCAGCGTCATTCGGCTGTCGCGGTCAATGCCAAACACCATGACAATCTTGATCGGAATGTTCGTGTCAATAACAGCGCGGCAGCGATGCTGTCCGTCATTCATCAGGCCGTTCCTGCTGACGACAATAGACGCGCCGTTGAACTGCCAGTTGCCAGTTTCGATGTCGCGCTTGATGCGCTCAAGATTTGTCTCGCGGATCGCCCTGTTCTTTTCGTTGCGCCTCATAAGCGCCTCGGCCAGACCGGGCGTCAGAGTGACAACTTCGGTGAAGGGTTCAGCATCGGCCTTAGCAACTTGGTTGCTCAACCAGCGGTCGGCTTCGATGGCATCAGCGCGCCGAACGGCATCTAAATCTGTGTTGAGAATGCGGGGACGCAGCGACTTCACGTTGCCGCTCGAATAGGATTCTGTTACTTGCATGTTGTCACTACCTTGATGGCGGCCCGCTTCGGCGCGGTCGCTTTTTTTTGACCTGCGCTAGCTGCGTCAGGGCCGAAGGCTTGAAATTTGATGTCATTGCGCGCGTTCGGCATACAAATCAGGGCGCAGCTTTTCGCGCGGGATACCGGTGACGCGCTCAACGTCAATCACGCGGTCGGCTGGTATGCGCCGCCATTGACTGATAGCGCCGTGAGTGATGCCCAGAGCGCGGGCCAGGTGAAGCTTGACGATGCCGTGCTCGGCGAATGTGTGCTGTATGTTCATGATTGTTCTGCTAGCACACCTAACAGACAGGACGCAAGCCCAATTTCGCACGATAAAAATAAATTAGCAGCGCTATCATTTTTCGCTTGCTTTGCGTGATAGAACGGCTATCAATGCTCCCACACCACAGGGAGACGGCAATGCCTTCTTACACAAACCACCCGCACTATCCGCCCGGATTTGCTGGCACGGATTACAATGCCAGCCTCGTTCCAGATCAGGTCAACGTGTCGCTGGAACAGTTCAGCTTTGGGCCTTTCATCGTCAGCATCGAAGGCATGAATGACCGCATCGAGGCTGTGTATGACACTGAGCAGGGCCACGTTATCGGATACCGCGAATATCACGAAGGCGCGTGGCGTCGTTACATGATGCCGGTCTGCCTCGCCGATGTCATCGAAGCTTGGTTCACGACTGGCGATGGCCTTCGCGCCGTCCAGCAGGCAATCCAAGAAGCGATTGAGGAGGCGCTGTCATGAGCAACGCACACACACCGGGGCCGTGGGAAGTGCGGCAGAGGCAGTCAATGGTATTTGTAGAGGTTTGCGACTTTCAGGTTGCGCTTCTGTGCGACGGCAGCAATTCGCAAATTAACGCCAACGCCCACTTGCTTGCCGCCGCACCAGACATGCTGGCAGCGCTAACCTTGGCCGAGATTGCAGCGGATCCGACAGCAACAGCCGACGAACGCGCAAAGGCAAAGTCAGCCATTCGTGCCGCAATCGCTAAGGCGGAGGGACGCACATGAGCCTGTTCATCGCGTCCATCCGCAAGGCTGACATCACCGACGTGATGGCCATTGCAATCATCATCGCAACCGGCGCGCTGGGTTATCTGCTCATTCCCATGGTGCAGCCATGAGCGGGCTTGTCTTTGATGAAATCGCTGGCGGCATGGTTGGCAAAGACCCTCGCGAAATGGACAAAGGCGAACTTGAAGCGCTCGGCCATGAGGCGCTGCCGCTTAGATCAGTCATCCGCGCAAAGTGTCTTGATTGTTGCGGTGGCCAGCAATCCGAGGTTCGGCGATGCGTGTCCGTCAAATGCGCGCTTTGGCCGTATCGAATGAACAGCAATCCCATGCGCGACAAGCGCGAAATGTCAGACGAGCAGCGCGCGGTTATCACCGAACGCTTTGCCGCAGCACGTGCAAGCAAGGTGCAGCCATGATTGACATGAGCAAAAAATACCGCACGCGAGACGGACGCGAGGTCCGGCTTTTGATGACTGACGCGGGCGGAGATTGCCCTGTCATCGGGGCATATAAAAGATGCGACGGGGTTTGGGTCGGGTGCGATTGGCCCGCTTCTGGGTGCTGCCCTGCGCTGTCAAATCTGGATCTGGTCGAGGTCAAGCCCAAGCGCGTCCGGTGGATTAATGTCAATCCTCATCATGGCTTTGCCTCGCGCGAGGACGCGGACATGGCGGCTTGGGATAGGCGCATCGCCTGCATTCGCATTGAGTTTGAAGAGGGGGAGGGTCTGTGATGAGCGAGCTAATCGGCCTTCTCATCTTCGCCGGCCTTGTCGGCTTTCTGTGCGCCGCTGCACTTCGCGGGACCGTCAACGCCATCGCACCAGAGCCAGACGGTGAGCCACGCCGGACACCAGAACAGCGTTTTAGGGAGCACGCAGAATGAGCCTCGCAAACGCATTCATCCGGCTGGCCAAAACGCAGCGCCAGATTGCCGGCGAATACGCTGCCGAGATCAAGGCCGGCCTGCACGCAAAGTGCATTGACCAGAAGTGCGCCGAGATTGCGCGGCTGCGTAAGGCAGTGAAAGAAAACCTGAATTGGGCACGTCGTGAAAGGGAAGAGACATGAGCAAGTGGCAACCGATTTCGACAGCGCCACGGGATGGAACTGATATTCTGGGCTGCTATGCGTGGACTATGGCTGATGGGGTTTACCGGATCGGATGGATCGCAGACGGATACCTTGACGGCCACTTTGACGGAGGTCGCTGGGTTTTCGCGTCGCTTGGCATCGACCCAGAAGAATATTCAGCGCCAACGCACTGGATGCACCTCCCTGACCCACCAAAACAGGACAACGGACCATGAACCCGCAATTTCTTCAACATCTCCGCGCTGCACATGCCTCGCTGATCGAAGCACACCCTGAAATCGCCGAGGATGACGCATTTCTGGCGGACATTATTGAAGGGGAAACCGACGCGCCGGCCATCATGGAGCGGCTTGTCATTGAGCGCCGGGAAGCACTCGCCAACGGTGAAGCCATGGACAAATTGGCGGAAGATTACGCGAGATTGTCCGACCGCTGGACAGCCCGAGCCGAAGCCCGTCGAAAGCTGATGGGGCTGGTGATGGACGCCGTTGGGCTGCGCAAGATGCAGACCCCAGCCGGAACCGTGAGCATGTCACCGGGCCGCGTGTCGCTGGTTTTGGCTGACGATTTTACGCCACCGCAGGGCTATGCGCGGACCAGAATTGAACCCGACAAGGCTGCCATCAAGGCGGCGCTAGAAGCCGGGGAAGTGATGCAGGGCGCGTCACTCGTGACCGGCAAGCCAATCGTAAAGGTGCTGTGATGATCCAGACAAGCGATAACGTGGACAAGCTTTTTGTCGCCATTCATGCCGCTCAGGGCGCAATGCGTGGTGCAACCAAGGACAGCAAGAACCCCGCGTTCAAGTCGTCGTATGCCTCGCTGGAAAGCGTGATTGATACGGCGCGCCCTGCCCTGCAATCGGCCAATCTGGCGTTCACGCAGGCACCTGGTGCGTTGGTGGATGGTGCCATCGAAATCACCACGATGCTGATGCACACAAGCGGCCAGTGGCTCCGCTCGACGCTTCATGTGCCGCTGCAAAAGCGGGATCCGCAAGGCGTCGGCTCGGCTATCACATACGGATGCCGATACGCCCTGATGGCCACGCTTGGCTTGCCTCCGGTTGACGATGACGGTGAGGCTGCAATGGACCGGACGCCACGTCCTGCGCCCGTAAAGGCACCGCCACCGGCTGCGCCCGACAGCCCTGCCCTCGCCACTATTACGGAAGCACTCAAGCTGTGCGATACGATTAAGGCGCTGGACAAATGGTGCGAAAACGACACGAACAAGGTGGCATTCAACGCCTTGTCTGACAGCGAATATGACACGCTCAACAAGCGCATTTTGTGGGTTCGCGATAAACTTGTCAGGGAAGCAGCATGAACATCGGCCACAACATCCCACCATCTGAGCAGTGGTATCACGCCGCCCAGAAGTGGGCAGACCTGAACGCTGCCGCCGACATGCTGGAGGAAGGCAAGAGCGCATTCCTCTCGCAAAAGATGATCAGGCTCGGCGACGTGCCGGTGAGCAGGGCCGAGTTGACTGTGAAGGCATCACCGGAATGGGCCGACTACATCAAGAAGATGGTGCGCGCGAGGGAACAAGCGAACCTTGCGCGGATCGAAGCTGAGTTCCTGAAGATGAGATTTACCGAATGGCAATCACAAGACGCGAACCAGCGCCAAGAATTGCGAATGGTGCGGACATGAAACGCAAGCGCATCAGCACCAAGGCCCGGCTGGCCATTTTCGAACGCCATTCCGGCGAGTGCCATTTGTGCAAAGGAAAGGTGCAGGCCGGTGAAGCATGGGACGTGTCGCACGAAATCCCGCTGGAATTGCTTGGCGCTGATGACGAAACCAACTGGCGTGTTGCGCATCGCAAGTGCCACCGCGCCCACACCGCAACGGTTGACATTCCAGCGATAGCCAAAGCCAAGCGCCGGGAAGCTATCGACAAAGGCGCGAAAGCACCACCAGCCAAGCCCATCCAGTCACCCGGCTTTGCACCGAAGCCGATCAAACCATCCACCGCTCGCCAGCCTGAGAAGCTTGCGGCACTGCCGAGAAGGGCCATGTTCCGATGAGACTGACAGATCAACAGGTAATTGCTGCCCGCGAGTATGGGCGCATGACGGGTGACTACGCCGAAGTAGCCATCGCAACCGAGGTGCTGGAAACCCGCGCATTGCTCGCCAGCTTCGATGAGGAACGGCTCACAGAAATCATCACCGACAGCATAGACCTTGACTGGACGCCACGCACCGCAGCTAGGGCTATCGTGCGAACGATGAAAGGCGGGGAATGATGCGCGTTCTTGTCGCCTGCGAATATAGCGGGGTTGTGCGAAGGGCCTTTCGCGCCCTTGGCCATGACGCCTGGTCCTGTGATTTGTTGCCTGCTGAAGATGGGGCCGCAGAGCATTATCAGGACAGCATCTTTCACGTTCTGGCTAAGACGCCTTGGGTATGGGATTTGATGATTGCGCACCCGCCCTGCACGCACCTGTCAGTCAGTGGAGCGCGATGGTTTAAGGACAAGCGAGAGGAACAGGAGCAGGCGCTTGATTTTGTGCGCGCGCTGACGTGCGCGCCGATAGCCAAGATTGCGATTGAAAACCCGATTAGCGTTATCTCGTCACGCATTCGCAAGCCGGATCAGATCATCCAGCCTTGGCAGTTCGGGCATGGTGAAACCAAGGCAACCTGCCTTTGGTTGCAAGATCTGCCGAAGCTGACGCCGACCAACATCGTGGAAGGTCGCGAGGCGCGGGTTCACCGGATGCCGCCCGGTCCAGACCGCTGGAAAGAACGCAGCCGAACATTCACCGGCATTGCGCAGGCGATGGCCGAACAGTGGGGAGGCACCCCATGACACGCCCCGCCCGCGTCACGATGTCAGACATGGCCCGTGCCGTCCGTGCGGCTGATGCTGGACGTGTGCCGCGTGCCGTCGAGATAGCGCCTGATGGGACAATCCGCATTGTGCCGGTTGACCCATCACCCCGGCCCGTCATAATGCCCGCACCGTGGATGCCAGACCAGTGGCTTGGATATGGAAAGGCCGACTAATGCCCGACATCAGCATGTGCGCAGACGACGAATGCCCTGCCCGCACCCGGTGCTACCGGCATAAGGCAAGCGGGACGGTGCCGAGCGAATATCAGCAGGCGTTCACGGATTTTCAGCGGCAGCCGGAAGATGAGCGGTGCGGCGATTTCTGGCCGAATGTCACCGGGCGCGCAGCACTGGATGAAATGGTCAAACTATCGCAGGAGTTGAAGCTCGATGACTGAAACACACATAGCCGGTGATCTATACGGACTGTCCGCACATGCCGGCGACATCTACCACCGGGCAGCAATGACGGTGTACGAGGCGTTGATACGCGAGCGGGATGAGGCGCGCTCGCGGTTCAACGACATTGATTTGTGCAGAATGGCGCAGGCCCCATGCAATGCGCTTTTAGACGCTGAAACCCGCATCGCCGAATTGACCCGCGAGCGGGATGAGGCGCGGCTGAGAGGCGACGTGCATCAAGGCCCGATGCAAGGCTTTGCGGCGATTGACCCAGCGACGGCGAACGTCGATTGGCGAGCCCGTGCCACAAACCTCGCCGCCGATGTTGAGCGCCTGACCCGCGAGCGGGATGAGGCGCGGGCAGCGGCGCTGGAGGAAGCGGCGGCTGCGGTTGAGCAGAAAGCTAAAGCAGTGTGCCGCCAAGAATGTTGCGGCTATGGCGTCGGCTCGCCGCCCGAATGCTGCGGAGATGCGATACTTATGGTTTCCGACAGTGAAGCCGTTGACGCCATCCGCGCACTGAAGGAGCCGTCATGACTGACAACGAACTAGCCCTTCTCGCCAGCCAACGCCTGCCCGGTTTCGAAACTGTCCGCGTCATCGCGTCTGAACTGCGCGAGGCTCGGAAGCGCGTGGAGTATCTGGAGGGCGAGTTGCTACGGGTTAAAGCCGCCGCCACATACGGCGCGAAGATGGTGAAGGAAATGAGGGACGCGCTATGAGTGAATGGAAGCCGATTGAGACAGCGCCTGAAACGCCATTCGTGAATTTCTTAGTCGTAGAACAATCAGACATTTATTTTGCATTTCAGGATGACGAATTGCAGTGGTGGGTCAGGTCGGAAGCCCGACAATCCTGCGACCCAACCCACTGGATGCCACTCCCCTCCCCACCGGAGGCCAAATGACCAGCCAAGCCAGCACAAGCATCCCTGATGGCGCATACGTCGCTGATGAGTTCAAGACACATCAGGAAGGGGACGTGGTGAGCATCTATGTTCCCGACAACCCGCTTTTGCATGACGACTGGACGCCACCACCACCACCGCCAGCCGATATGGTCGATCGCGCTGTATCGCTTTGGGGTTATGCCGCGCTTATCATTATGAAAGATGGCACATTCCGGCTGACATTTGACACCGAGGACGCCTTTCACAATGAAGCCGGCGATATTGTCAGCCCTGAATTCGCCGCCGCCGTCATCAAGGAATTTGAACACGCCGCCATCATCCCGAGCGGGACAGTTCCGGCTGATTAGTCCAAATCCGGACTGAAATGCACCGAACGGGATAATTCCGCAGATTGCAGCCTGTTTTGCCGCCGATGAAAACAGACCGCAGGATGAGTGCTCAATCACGCGGCGCTAGGTGATTGATTGCACGCCTGATGTGCCATTCTGCCTTCTGTGCCTGTTCCATCGTGTCGCCCTTCTTGCCAGCCCTTAGAAGGTATTTCAGGGCCGCCGCGATGTTGTAAGCTGCTACCGGATTGCCGTTTTCGGAGACGGCTGACAGCACGTCCTCCATTACGTCGATCGCCTGCCATTTGGCATTCTGGTAGTGGTGCGGGTTTATCGTGTCAGTCATTGCGCTTCACCTTCGTCTTTGCGCCGCGCTCGAACCTGCTTCGGAGCCAGTCCAGATAGTCCGCGCCTTCCTCGACAGTCGGTGCGCACCAGACCCGCGAGCGGCAGTTGTCGGGCTTGGCGGGGTCGATGATAACCATTGCAGATGGGTGGATCTTGCGCGCCCTGAACTGCCCCTGTTTCGCGTAATCGTCCACAACCTTATAGCCCGATGTCCGCACCAATTGCGTCACGGTTCCGCATGGCATCACGTCTCCGGCATCTGCTCCCATGTGCAGGTGGCCAGCGACAACGATATGGTCCCGGTGTCCAAATAGCTGCTCCCTCGCCAAGCCGTGAAGCGGGTTGAATTGCGAATTGCCTTTGAAATTGTGCCTTGCGTTAATCCGCGTCTCGACGCCGTTCGGATGGTCGAGCGCGAGCCTTACGCCGTGCGGCTGGTCAACGCCTTCCGAGCCTCGCATGATCCAATCGAGGGGATCAGATGGCCCAGACCATGCGTCATGATTCCCCCGCACAAGGAACAGCCAATTGACGCCAGCGCCGCGTAGCATCCATTCGGCCAGCCGCCACGCATCTGAGACAGTCGTGCCGCTTTCGGCGTATAGGCGTTGAAGCCTGCCCACCCAGTTATCGGTGATGTCCCCGATGTTGCCTGCGAACACGTATTCAGGCCGCTTGGCAGCGATGGCCAAATGGTCATGCAGCAGCTTGAAATTGCACCCGGAGTTATCAACGTGCGGATCACCGAACACCATCAGCCCCACCGGGCCGGGTGTATTCAATCGGATGCGGATGAGGTGCGTGGCGTCGTCTGCTTCAATGACACGTTCGCTTTCGGCGATGCGCTTTTTTATCAGGTCGGCCAGTGGCAGTTTGGATGATGGCAGGACCGGAGCGACGAAGGGCCTTGACTGAGACTGAGCCTTGAGCGCTGTGGCCCGGTTCAAGCGGTTGGCGAATGTCTTGCGCGGGATGCCGAGCGCGTTGGCCGCATGAGTTTGGTTTCCGTTAAACTGCTCAAGGGCGCGAAAAATGGCGTCAACGTCAGCGGCTGAAAGTGACGGCGCTCCCATTAGCTGCGCCACCCCATGATGCGGGCGACGATCTGGTCCCATGCCTCCGGAGGTATGCGGGCTGAACCGCAATACATGCCAGCCGGACCAACCAGGATAGCGCCGCCGATGGGCAGGAACACCAACGCCGCGCTGGCCGAATTGCTGATGGTAGCAGGCGGGATGCTATCGTATATAGCTGCGGCTCGTTTAGCCTGTTCCGGTGTCAGGTGGACAATGGCAGCGCCGGCCCGGTCGGCCTGTTCTGTCGCTTGCGCGAGCGTGACGCATTGTGGTGCAGAATTTTGCGCATTTGACCGGCTCGCGACTGTTAGAACGAACAGCAGGACCAGAAACCACACGATAAAATCCATCGGGCGGGTGACACGGCGCATCGGAGGCGTGCCGGGGATGGCATCCTTGAACATGGGAGTTCCTTTCGGGGGGGGCCTGCTAAAAAAGCAAAATTGCCTGTTGACACGTCGCAGATTTGCGATATTATGGGGACATCAACAGGGAGACACGGACATGATTACAATTTTAAAAGCCTGCCGCATCGCTAAGTCTCACGGCCTGCCCGTGGGCCGCTGGGAAATCAGGAAGCTCATCGTCCCCAGCATGGAACAGGCAAACACTTACGGAGCGCGTGGTGCGTGCTCCCACAGTCTCTTTCAATCATATATGCGTCAGGAAGCATGGGAGCGTAACGCTGACGCCTTTGCACGCCAAAACGAGGATTACGAATGACACCCGCAGACCTCACCGCATGGCGCAACACCCTCGGCATATCCAATGCCGAGGCTTGTCGTCGTTTGGGCATCGCACCGAACACATGGACCGCATATGAGCAGGGCCGGTCTGCCATCCCGCGATACATTGCCCTTGCATGTGCTGCGCTTATCCGTGGCGTCCAGCCGTGGCCTGATTAACCGTCGATGGGTGTGTTCAACGCGGGCTAAAACTGTTGCTAGCCGTCGATCTGGCCGTCATCGCGCCAGTGGTCGATTTGCCGTTGCAGGTCGCGGAGAAGTTCCGTCGCGAGACCGTGGCCTAGGTGCTGCGAAACGACAGCAAGCCCCGCGTGCATGACACCGGCAGCGGCTATCGGTTGCAGAATGGCGGGGATGATTGCCAGACGGTCGAGAGCGTCCATCGCGTGCTCGTCGGTCTGCGCGTCTAGGAATGTCATCTGGGCGTGAACGTGAGCCACGGCATGAACGCCGCAAGCTTTGCGCTAACGAACCCACCGAGCGCCGCAGCCGTCAGGATAAGCCATCTAGCCCCGCGTGCCTGTTGGAGCAAATCGTGCATGGCCGTGACCTTGGCTGACATGCCGTCCACCGCATCCGTCAAGTGCTTCAGGTCGCTTTCGAGTTTAATCACCCGGTCTCGCGTGTCTGTGGATTCGCTCATGTCCGCCCCCAACATCCGGCGCGGACGCCTGCTTCAAAGTGCCGTGAAATCCGCCGCTCGCCGTCGCGGGTTGTGGCCGTCACCGTCATCAGGCTGTCAGTCAGAACGCCGCAGGGTTTACTTACCGGGACTGAGGATGCACACGCCCCGAGCGCGGCTCCAATCGCCGCCAGCGGCAAAGCAATCGTCAACATTCTGGATGCCTGCATCGGCCTTGTCCTTTGCCTTCTGGTTTGCGTCTGTGATTGTTTTGATTGCCTCGGCTTTTCCAGCCTCATAGGCGGCATTCGTCGCGCGCCAGTGGTACAGGCCCGCAGCGACAAGAACGCCGGCCACAAGCCACGCTGTGAGCGGGACGGCACGTAAAAGCGAAAGGGGCATCATTCGTCACCGCCTTGTGGTCCGCGAGCGTCATCCCATCGGGCATAAATGGCCAGCGCCGCACCTGCGAAGATCAGCACACCGATGACGATGCCTAGAACCGAGCCGGTGCTAAGTGGACCGGATGCCTGCTCCAGTGCCGTGCGGGTTTCGGAGACGGCCACCGCCGCGCCACCCATCAGGGACACGGCACCACCGGCCATCGTGCGGGACCGTGACAGGTCCGTGACCTTGCGTTCGGTGATGGGTTCTTCCGCCGCAGCCTCGGGCGGGATATTCTTTGCCGGAAAGCTGGCCCAAGGAAGCTGCCAGTGCGGGCCGTCTCTGAATTTTCGCCAGTCTCCGCCCCACTCGATTGGCACGCCTTCGGCCTGTGCAGCGCTCTTGATGGCCCTCGCGAGGGGATAATACAGCGGCCAATCCCATGACACATTGCCGGAAGCATCCACCGGCACGATGTCAACCGCGTGGCCTGTCAGGTGGCGTGAGTTCAGCGTCTTGGATGCGCCACGCTTCACAAGTTCGCGCTGCCGAGCCATGGTGCGTGTGCCTTCGATAACGCGGAACCGGGGTGCGCCTTCACGGGCTGCACGTTCGACAACGCCGACAAGCGCCAGGTGGACGCCTTGCAGCTTATTGTTGGATGAATGATCCAGCTTCCATGCGGTTTTCATGCGTCACCTCTGGTTAATGCTGCGACCGACTTCGTGGGAAATTGCGCCCCAGTTCGTGTTGTGCCGTGGCGCTGCACAACCGGCGAGGATGACGGCAAGCAGGCCGATGATTGCAACGCTTTTGTAAGTTGTTTTCATGCGTCAGCGCCCCCACATCTGCACGGATAAATTTACTCCGTAAGCTGGCCATTGAGGCCACTGCGCCGGAGTTGACAGCCGAAACCCCATTTCCGCGCATCCGTCAGAAAGTGGAACCCAAGACGCGAAGCCGGAGCGTTGCCCGCCTCCGGCATGGGCTTCGGTAACTTGTCCCATCAGGCGGTTGATGTCCGTTGTCGTGTCGCCGGGAGCGCGAAAAACAATTTGCATGTCGGCTGTGCAGGGTGTCGTCCCCTGCGTGATAATCAAAAGCCCACTTAAAAAGGCGGCTTTTGCATCAGCGCCGACGCCAAATGGTTTTAGGTCGATAGTGTGCCAAGTATTCGGCTGAAATGTGCCGGATGGAGGTTGCGTGCCAATCATCGCGTAAATGGCATTGTTGGCGTAAAGTCTGGCGGGACCGTTTACGACATAGATTTCAGACAACCGAGACCATTGCATAGGCCGTGGTGGGCCTTGGGTTGTCATGCTGGAACCTCAATGATTGTCAGTCGCGAAATAAGACGCCCGCCGCCACGCCCGCCGCCAGAAATGCCATTTAAAACAAAACTTCCAGAATTCGCCGCGCCTCGAATTTTAAAGGTTGTTGCGCTGGTTGTGCCGGCAGCCATCTCATGCTCTAAAATTACCGGAATAAGCGCGTCAGCAATTCCGATTGAGTTATTTGATTGCGTAAGAGCCGCAGCAGTGGCGTCTTGAAACAAGCCAATCTGGACCGAGGCAGATGCGGATGGGCAGCAATGCACAACCGCTGTGATAATCAGTCGATTGGTTGTTGCTCGTGGCGTGATGGCAAGGCTGAGATATTCAGCGCCTTCCGTATTTTGCATGATGTTATTGCCAAAAGCTCCGGCGACCGAGTTTGACAAATAACTTGAATTGCTTGTCGTGTATGAAATAGCTCTGTAACGGCCATCACCGAAGGACCGGCTCACCGCGTGGTCAGCAACCGTGGCCGCTGCGACTGAAAACGCCTGAGCCGATGAACCAGCAAGCGCCGCCTTTTCGGTGTCCAGTTCAACAATAGCAGATTGAGTGTTCGTCGCCGCGATGTTGCCAGCCGGGGTAAATGGCGTATTCGTCGCGCTGATGCCGAGGTTGGTCCTCGCATCCGCCGCATTGGCCGCACCAGTGCCACCAGCCGAGATAGGACGGGCTGCATTGGCATCCGTCACAAGATCGTCTATCGTGGTGTTATAAGCCGCGCTCTGGATGGTTGTTCCAGAGACAACGCTGGGTGAGCCCTTGCTATATATACCGCCGCCGCTTCGAGGCATGGGGTGTCCTTTCAACGAAAAAACCCGCCGGTTAGGGCGGGCTGTGAGGTCTGATGCAGATTGATCTTGACCCGAGAGAGTATCGCGTCACGAAAGAGGTTGCCGAACGGGCGAAAGTGCCGTTCTGGGGCGAAGGATGGAAACCCGCGTTAGCGTATCTTGCCGCGTGGGTTTTCGGGTTTCTGGTTATCCGTTACTTTCTAGGCTGACTGCCTGAGACGTTGCCGGCTGCACCGCCGCCACCTGCGAACAGGCCACGGAAGGCCGCGCCTGAAACCTGCCTGCGCTTTTGTTCCGCAATGACTGCATCAACGATCTGTTTCGGCAGGTCTTTGGCGTCGCCGGTCTTGAGCAGCATTTGGGCAAGCTCTTTGCGAACCTGAGCTGTATTGCCGCCGAGGTTGTCTCCAGCTCGGGAAACGATGTTTCGTGCTGCCGAGATCCAGTTGCCAGACAACAGATTGCTGACAATTTCAGGGTTAACCGCCATCGCCATATTGTCGGACTGATTGTCAGCCGTCTGTGATCCGCCCATGGCCCGCGCCCGCGTGTCGAACATTGTGTTCTCACGACCAATGCGGGACATCAAAGGGTCTGCCCTTCCCGGCGCGGCAAAGGCCCTTAGTTCGTCACCAACGCCCATGGCGGTAAAGTCGGCTGCTTTGTTGGTCCCCATTCGTGCGCCTTGAATTTTCTCAATCAAGGGGTCTGCATAGCCGATGCGGGCCGAGGCCTGTTCTGGTGCCGTCATGCCTTGGAATGTTGGAATGGTATCCTCTGACCGACCGCGTGTCGCCATCGTGCGCCCGGTGTCGAGCGCATCAAGGGCCTTTGACTGCTCGCGGAATGTGTTTCTGGCGTTGGCATATGGCTTTGATGCCGCTGCAAGAGCATCATCAAGCGCGTTGCGAATGGGGATCAATTTCGACTGCGCTGCCGGTCGGGCGTTATCAATCATGCCGTCCAGATCGACCTTGACGCGAAGAGCCGAATTGAAATCGCTCAATACGGAATTGCCATCCGTTAAATAAGAGCGCGCACGCCCCACAAGCGAACTGACGCTGTCATCAGCAATGCCGGATTGTGGCGACATAAGGCGCATTGCACCCGGCTGCAAGAAATCATCAGCCGCCGCAATAGCCTTGGATGGGTCAACCGTCCCGGCACTTCCACGCGCCGCAGCGTAATTGACATCAGCCGCCGCATTTCTCGCCGCTGTTTGCGCTGCCCGCGCCTGTTGCGCTGTTTGCGGTGCGTCCAGACCTTCGGCAATGAATGATTGCAGCCGCCGTCCCTGCGCCCCTTGTCTGGCATCCAGAAAGTCCGTTGCCATTGTGCTGCCTTCACCTGGATTGCGCACCACAACAGAAAGCTGCTTCTGTCCAGCCTTGCCCATTGCATCAGCAACCGCGAACGGCTGACCGGCCTGCTGCCCTTCGGCAACCTCACGCACAATGTCGCGTGCATCCTTGCCGCTTTCGGAAATGCCGCGTGCAAGCTGGCGTTGGGCAAAGCCTTTCGGGTCCATGGATGCCGACACCCACCCGAGCGTTGGCTTGGCCAGTTCGCCGACGCCCTGCAAAGTGCCACCTAATGCGCCGCCCACAAGCGCGCCAGTGCCAGCGCCGGACAACCGGCTTGCGCCTGAGCCTTCATTAAATCCGGTAAGGCCGCCATAAAGAGCGCCGGAGCCGATAGCAGTTCCAACACGGGTTCCGACATTGCCGGTGCTGCGAAGTCCGCCGAGCAAGGTTTGCGCCAGCTTGCCCGCGCCAGACACCGCAGCCGGTGCCGCTTGAATTGCTTTAGCGATGCCCATGCCAGAGCCAGCACCACCGATGGCCTCTGCAATCATACCAGTTACGCCGCCGCGTTCCCGCGCATCCTCAAGACTCGCATCCTCTGCCGCCTTGGCATATTCATAGCCCTTGATTGGGTTGAACGTGCCGCGCTTAATCATCTCAAATGGCGTTGTTGCCGCTGCAAGAACCTCATCCGCTGCGCCCATGGTTGCGCCTTGCAGGATCTGGCGTGCAATGCCAGTTCGCGAGCGGTTAAAGCTCTGTGGGTTATTAAACAGGCTTTCGGCGCGTTCACGGTCAACCTGAGCGCGGATTGGGTCAGCCGCAAGTGACGTGTCAGACGGCAACGCCATCGCAGGGTCTTGCTTGGCTTCCGGCGCGCCATATCGTTGCGACATGACATTGCGGATTACGTCTTGCGACGTGTCGGCAGGGAACTCGATTGAAAACCCGTCTGGGCCTTGGACGCGGATCATTCAAGCGCTCCCGTCTTGGGGTTGTATCGGAGAACCTTGCTGCCCTGAGCCGGTGCGTTGGTCTGCCCGGATGGCTGACCGCGCTGGTTATCTGGTTTAAAATAATCTCTTGAACGAATTTCTCGGAAACGAGTTTCTGCAAGATTACGCTGGCGCTGTGCGAGCGTCATCATGCGGTCAATCGTGCGGTCGCGAATGTCGGGCGGGGTTGATGGGTCGCCGAGGATTTCAACGAACTGCTTCAATTCAAATTCAGTCGTCGCGCCCTTCAGGGTTTGAGCCATCTGCTCAATCGCCTGCCCGCTCATAAGCTGGTTGAACTCGCGGCTGGCCTTGGCTCTTTCGGGGTCAAACGCCAGATTTGCACCCGGCAAACCAGATGTTCCGATTTTGCCAGCCAAACCAGCGCCAAGACCGCTATACGCTTTCGGGTTTAGCTCTTTGGCCCGCGCCAAAATTGAAATGGTGTTATCAAAATTTATAATTGAATCTTCTGCATCAACAATGATCTTCCTATCAGATACGCTAAGTGGCGCGTCGTTTGGGCGCGGCATGTTGCCAGTCAAGACATAGGCCTCATAGCGCGGGTCGCCGGGCTTCAGTCCGTTTTGTTCGGCAACTCTCTTTCTGGCAGCAACTTGCGCGTCCAAGTTGTCTTGGCTGGCAACTGGCATTTGCCCGGTTAGCGCAAAATTCTGCAATGCCGAACCCTGCAAGCCCAAGCGCCGCCCCTCGGCTTCACGCGCTGCAACGGTCGCCGGAATGTTCTCAGTTTTGTTGCCGAACATCTGTTGAGCGCGCGCCGTGACAACCGGGCCAACGCCACCGAGGCTTTCAGGAATGCCAAGGTCACGCGCTGTCCGACGGTTCTGGGCTTCAGTCCGCGCCCGGTCTGCATCCGCCAGCGCCCTTGCACGTTCCGTCTGGATTTCCGCCATGGCTAGCTGACGGACTTCAGGGCGAACCATGGGATTGCCTGCAATTGATGCAAGTTCGGCAATCCGGCTGCTAGCCTGTGCCGGGGCCTGTGCAGCGCCGCTCGCCATTGTATCGCCCTGCGATACACCTTGAACAGAACCGCCGCCAGCGGGCATCTGTGGGGCTTGTGTGGGCTGTTGAACGAATGCGTTGTATATCTGCGCTGGAGGTGCGCCGATAGCTGACCGTGGGTCTGGCCTGCCCTCCCGGCGTGCAAATTCGCTTTCGATGAACTGCATCGCACTGCCGCCGCTGTTCTCGCCGCCCATGTCAACCGGCAAAGGTGCGCGCATGGCTGGTGGCACGAATGGGGATTGTGGAGGCCGGTTGTTCGCGGCTGGCAGTGCCACCGTGTCGCGTGCAGGGATAACGAAAGACGCTTGTTCGGCACCTGGAGCTAGCTTGTCGGGGTCACCCGCCCATGATGGCGCAAGGCCCTGCCCTGCAAAAGCCGGTGCGCGTTGTGGAAGGCCGGCTGTCACCTGATCGAAGGTTGCGCGATCCATTTGAGGCGGCATCGGGACTGGGGCTTGTGCGATGGCGTCCTCTGGCTGGACCATATCGCGAGGCACAAACGGGTTAAGCCCGCCGCCCATAAGGTCAGGCGAGAACATGCTATTGAACTGGCCGGGTTCATTGCCGGCGTAGGGCAGGCCCTGTTCCGCCGCCATTTGCGCTTCCATGATGCGCGTCTGTTCTTCGTTGTCGGCGATGCCCTGCCCCATTGCGCCCGAAGGCTGACCGGCAGGCATCACCAAGCTTGACAGATCAAAGCCCGGTGGAAGTGCCGGCATTGGGCCGCGCTGCATCAAATCACCAGATGGCACATCGTTAAGCTGGCCACGATAGACAGCGGGTTCGGCCATCAGACCAGACCCGCCAGCCTGCAATTCGCCAGCGCCGTCCTGCATCTGCGCATCGTTGGACTGTGGGCCGGCTGATGCTGTTTGAAGCGGCATCGGTGTAGCGCCGGGGCCGGGACGCACAACCGGCGTGCCGAATTTGTTAATCCACTGGTTCGCGAATGCGCCAGCCGTCATGCCTGCCCCTCGATTAAGGCGAGCTGCGGCATTGCCGACAACCGATGATGCAAGCGCGTCGGGGTTCGCCAGAAGCTTTGCCGCACCGCCCGCGCCCTGCTGATGCGCAAGATAAAGCTCGCCAGCACTCGGCTCACGGCCAAGGCGACGCGCAAGGAAATCACGGTTATCTGCCGCCAAGCGTGCCGCCGCCGCCGTTGCCTCTACGGGGTCGAACCTGTTTCGCAAGCCATATTGCCGTGCTGTGCTATCGATAAACTGGAATATTCCGCCCGCCGACGAATTGGGGTTTTTGGCGCTCGGGTTAAAATTGCTTTCAATCTGGGCTGCCCGCGCAAGATAGCCTTGCGGCAAGCTATGCTTGGCTTCATTCTCTGCGAACAATTGCGCAAACTGTTCCGGCGCGGCGACAACCCGCGTTGCGCCCGATCCCGTCGCGACCGGATTTCCAGCCGATGCCATGGGCGAGCCGAAGCCGCTGTAGATGCCCCGCATGGCTTCAGCCGAGGAAGCGTTGCTGGCCTGTTCGGCGGCATCAGCACGCGAGCCTAGCACCGCAGCCTGCAAACCTTGACCGATGGCGTTCAAGCCCTCGCCAACGTCACGGGGAGCGCGACCGGTTTGCATAAGGCGAGCAATCATCGCACGCTTGCGCTTGATGCTTTCGGGAGATGCGTCGGCCTTGTTGCCGTCAAAGAAACCGATGGCCATCACTTTTTCCCCGCGTTGAAGAGGGCACCGTAGTTGACCTTGAGATAGCCGCTTTCGGGGTCTTTCTTGACTGCATCAGGGCGCTTTTTGCGCACCTCTTGAGCCATGACGCCGATCTGCTTTTCGCCGCTGTCCTTCATGGTGTATTCGTAAAGCTTGTGGCCCTTGAGGGTGCCGACCGGCTCGATGTCCTCTTTCAGCCGCTCGTCCGAAAACCGGAACAGGCTCAAGGCCGAGCCACCAAGGCCCATCAGCCCGCCAAGCATGCGCTGGTTTGACTGCTCTTCGGCCTGCCAGCGCTGGAACTGCTGCGCATCGTAGTTGTTGATGATGCCGGCGTTGTCAGTCGTTGGAATGCGCGACGAATTGAATGCTTGAAACTGCGGCATCGCCACCTGCGTGCCAGACGCCAGCGCCATCGCCTTGTTGATGGGCTGGTTATCAAGCGCGAACGCTTCCTGCATGGTCTGCGCCCTGCCCGACAGGCCGGCGTTGTATTGGTCCATCTGGGCAGCGTTGCCGAAGCCAGCCGACTGACGGGCGAGATCCGCAAGGCGGGATTGTTCCTGCCCCGAAGCCAGGATAGCAGCCATGCGAGCGTCATTCGACTGCTGCCCGAAGTTGGACATTGCCCGGTCATAGCCAGACGAACCGAGCTTGATGCCCTGATTGCTCAATTGCGTTTCAAGGGCTGCCCGGTCTTGTTGCAGCTTGGGGTTGATGCGCGAGAACAAGGCATCTTCCGTGCGCTGCCGGTCTGCCGTGAACTCGGTGTCATAGTTCGTGCGAAGCTGGCCCAATTCAGGGCGCGGGCCGAGGTCAGCCGCCGTCAATTGCTTCTGCATGTTGCCGATCAGGTCGCGGGACGTGTTCGCGCCGAGCGTGGCAAGGTTCAGGTTCGCTTGATTGTTTTGCGCAAGCGTCTGCTGCCGAACAGGTGACAGGCTTTCGGTTCTGGTAAACGTCGGGATGTCATAGGACTGATTGGTGTAGGGGTCAGTGAATGTATATGTCCCCGTCTGGTTCGTCATCTGGGTCGAACCATCCGCGCCGATCAGGTTCGCATTGCTCATAAAATTGTTGGCAATGGCCGTGCTGATATTCGCGCCGGTCTGGGCCGCCGATGTCTCCTTGGGAGGTGTCGGGGGTGGTGGACTGCTGCCGCCCATGTCAAGAACTCCTGATAAATCTGGATGCGTCGCGCTGCTCAACCGTCAGCGTCATGAATGAGCCGGCCTTGCCCTTGCCCCGTAGGTTCGGGATTAGGATTTGGTCAAAGCCAAGTGACTTGATGATGCGAATAACGCGGGTGTTTTCCGGATCGTTCTGGGTGACCAGAAGCTGACACCCCAACTCGTCGAAGGCGTATCGGGCAATCTCACGGATAACCATTCGCGAAAGCCAGCTTTCGTCACGGCTTGCCGCTGAAAACTCGATAGTTCCATGTCGCGGGTTCCAATCGTGGAACGCCACCGCGCCTTTAAGCTTCTGGCCCTTGAACACACCGAAACACAGGTTCGGCGTTTTAAGCTGCCGCTCGTCGTCGTAAATCTGATCGGACAGCCAGCCGGCCAAAGCGTGATTGAACTCGCTGTCCGCGCCTTGCGCCCAGACAATCTGCATCAGACGATAAGCCCGCCCTGTTCATAGGCGATGTCGAACGCCACCAGTTCAACGCGAGGCAATGGCGTGACGCCGTAGGTGACTTGAACCTGTGGAGCGAATGAAAACCCGGTTTCACCGATGCCAACCCAGCCGGTTTTGTAAGACGCCTTGATGTTCGACGTATCCCACAAGGCGCTGTCCCATAGCCCGCTATCCCATTCCGAGGTCAGGAAGTTCGCAGGTGATGACGGCGCGCTAGGCAACGTCTCGGCGTAATCGGTTGAGCCGCTCACTTTGGCGATGATCGGGGTTGCAGCCTTGAAGATGGTTCGGGCCATCGTGATTGTCTTGGTAACGCCGGGTGCGTCCAGATGGTCGAAGGCCCCGCTGTAGGCTGCCGTGTAGGGCGTGCCGTCGTCAGAGCCGCCCGCTTCCATCTCATAGATGCAGCCATCGTTCGCGCCGAAATAGCCCCGGCCATTGAAAAGCGACATGCACCGGGTCTGCCAGTTCGTGAACCGCGCCCATGCGCCCGTCTGGATGTTGCAGACAAAGCAGATGTCATCCAGCCCGGTCACGGGAGGCAGCGAGACCACCATCATCGAATTGGCTGACCATTTCAGGATCTCGAAGGGCAGCGAAATACGGTCCTTGGCTTCCTTCCGCCATTCCGGCTCTATCGCGCGAGACACTGCCGACAATGACAACGCAGCGCTGTCCTTGCTGACGGCTTCCGACAGGGCAATGACGCCTTCTTCAGTCGCAATGAGCAAGTCGCCACCGGCCTGCATGATTGCCTTCATGCCGAGCGGGCGGCTGATGTTATAGACGCCTTGGATAGACCATTTAGTCGGATCTGACGGGTCGGTGCCTTGATAGATTGCCACTTCACCGGTCGTGGAGACGAACACGCATTTCTGGTTGACGCCATCGCCGGCATCAAGCGACCATGTAGCGCCGAACAGCAATGCGCCACCATCCTGGAACACGCCCGCAAGCGATATGTCCTGAGCCGCACCGCCTACGCTATCCACGGGCAGGAACCATGCCGTCTGGGTGCCGCCCTGCACCATAAAGATCCGATTGGAGTAAACCCAGCCCTGAGACAAAAGCGAAGTCGTCACGCCCGTGATGGCCGGGGTTGAAACGCCCGTAATCGGTGTGAAGCTGGTGCCGTCATACAAAAGCGGGCTGTTCGTGCCGTTAAAGCAATATTGATAAATCCCGCCAACGGTCGTCATTTGGACGGTGGAATAATAGCCCGATGTCCGCCCTGTTACCGTGGCCGAGATTGGCGTTGTCGGGGTGGAGGGCGTGGTGATGTCATAGACCTTGTCGAGATCAGCGGCAAAGCGCTTGCGACCGGATGCCCCGATATATTCCCACATGGACCGCACCGGGATAGCACCAGCCAACGTAGCGCTCTTGGCGCGTCCACCTCGCACGCGGATGCCGGTTGTGGTCGGAAACCAGTTGTCGAGCGTCAGTGCCGTTTCAGGTGACTGGATGGCGTAGTTTTCGGACAGCACCCAGCCCCTACGTGGTGCGGGGAATGTCTTTGCCTTCATCGCTGCCGGTCGGGCTGCCGTTGGCCTGACCTGACCTCTTGCGGGCCGGATCATGGGGAACGGTCCCGCGCGTCATAGGCTGCGTAATCAGCCAGAGCCGCTTCAAATTCAGCCATCTGGTCGGCGAAGTCCTGCCCGACATGGCGACGTTGACGCCAGATAGCGCCCTTCACAAGCAAGTCCTCGGGGAAGAGCGCTGTTTCGGCATCAAGGTTCAAGCGCTCGGTGCCGTTTGACGCCCAATGCAGGCTTTGAAACGTAACAACCGCCGTCGCGCCTGTAGCAAGGAATGGATAAAAGCTAATGGTGTGGCCACGCATACGAAAGAACCGCGGGGTTCCCTCAACCGGCGTAAGGGATGCCCATTCATCAGGCGACAGCCCGCCACGAACCGGAACGCCGCTGGCCGAAACGGCATTGCCGTTGATCAGGCGCGAGAAGCCGCTTGGCATGTTATGCGCCACCAGTGCGCCAGTGCCTGTCTTTGTCGAAGTTTGCCGCAGCGCGCCCCAATCCACGCGCCGTGCAACATCAAGCCCGGTGTCGTTGATGAACTGGACGATATTGACAATCTCGCGCGCGGTCGAACCGCCAGCAGTCGCCGGAACGTCTAAAGCCGTGTTGCGGGCAACGTCTTGGGCTATCGTGAGCAGCGTCATGGTGTGATTGTCCTCTGCCGCACGATGCCATTAGCCCAACGGTCCCGCTCGTCATTAATCAGCATGTCATTCAATGCGCCGGCAAATAGCTGGTCGGTCATTGCGGCCAACTCAGGATCACGCAGGAACTTCGCAGCCTCGAACCCGACCGCGTATAGGTAAACCTGCGGATGGGCAGCCAGAAGCCAGTTGCTTGTGGTGGTTGATGTCGTCAGCGTCGGGATGGCTGCGAAGTAGATGACAGACCGCGTTCCGGTTGCGCCGTAAACCAGCACATTTGAACCCGAGACAGCGTAGGCGTCATCACCGGATGCAGTGTCGCGCGTATCAACAATCGAACCCGCCCGCATGGTCGTTGTGGGGTTGAAAAACAGTGAGATGATTTCAAGGCAATCAGCCGGCAAAGGCGCAACGCCATCGGTGAAGGTCAACGTCCCGTTGGTGATCTGCTGACGGGTGCGCAGTTTCTTGTTCAACGTCGCCTCGGCCATTTTGACCAGACGCGGGAACACGTCGCTAATGGCACGATTGCCGACATGCTCCGAGACGGCTAGCCGAAGATCCAGATAGTCCGCAAAAGCGCTCATACGGTGCCATCCTTTGTCCGCCACGCCCTGTTTTCGCTGTCATTAAGCCAGCGGGACACAAAGGCGGTATCGCCTTCCGTATGGGCCTGCGCCATGCCGCTATCGTAAAGGACGTTGAGCGGGATTGACGCGACGTGGTGAAAGTCGCCAGACCATCCTGGCGCTGCCATGTTCCGCTGCGCCGTGTTGATATCAATGGTCGGCTCGACTTCGTAATCTGTCCGGAAGGTGAGTGTGCCGTCTGGGTTCTCACGTCGCCAGACCTGCCGGCCCAGCTTCGGTTGCCAGTCGTGCAGGATCCAGTCACCATCACGGATCTGCATGTCAGCCGCCCTTGTGCCGCTCGAACATGCCGGCTTCGATGCCGTCAAAGGCAGCATCAACCGACACTTCAATGATCGAACCGGCAACAACGCGGTCCTCGGTGCCGTCCGGCTTTTCCTCGCGCCAGAAGTCGCGAATGACCTTGACCTTGACCGAACTAACGGCAACGGGTGCGGGGGATTTGGTATCTGCCACAATGGCCTCGTCTGGTTCGGGTGAAATGGAAAAGGGCGGCATTGCTGCCGCCCCCTGTGGTTTGCGTGGAACGCCTTTAGGCCACGGCATCAGGTCGAGGAGGTCAGGCCGAACACGTCGGCAACGACGCCAAGGCCCTTCTCATTCTTGACCTTGAGAGCGCCTTCACCGATCAGGACGAACTTCTTGGCGTCGCCGGTCTTGGCAACCTCTTTGTCTTCCTTGATCTTGCGGAACCAGCCAAACTGGAGATATTCGGGGTCCACAAAGAAGACGTTGCGTGCGAGCGTGGCAGAGCCAGCCATCACGCGGTTGGGGTGGATCATGACCTTGCCAAACGGGCCTTCGTAAACGTCAGCATTGGCAATGATGCTGTTGTTCTTGCCGGTGGATGCAGCGTAGCGGAAGGCCGCGACGTTGGTATCCGACATGAAGGTGACGAACACCGACTTGACGTAAGGCGAAGTGAACACATGGCGGAAATTTGCTCCGTTCGTGTAGCCTGACTGCATGACGGTATCCATGAGCACCTTGGTAAAGGCGCGCTGGGTGCCGTTGGTCGGAGCGGCTGTGAGGCCGGTGCCGGTATTATATCCGCCGTTAGCGCCGGTCGCACCGCGCGAGACGTTCGACGTGATCCAGGTGCTGAGCGAACCGAACTCACGGGTTGCGCCTGCCACCTGTGCGTTGGTGTCAACGATGGCGAACTCGGTATCCTTGCGAAGCTCGACGCCCTTCTTGAGCTTCTGATACTTCACCTGCTCGACGTTGCCGGCGTTGTTGGTGGCATCCTGCGTGCCAGAAATGACGCCATCCTTGCGCATGATCTGGGTGTAGGAGCCGAGACGAACGGCAGCGCTGGTTGCTCCGAAGGTGTATTCGTCACCTTCAAGCTGGATGTTGGCGACTGGGGCTGCCAGATCATCCACCAGCCATTCAGGGTGAGTGGTATCGAAAGACACCTTTTCAATCATGGAATAGATCGGGGTATCTTCCGGCGTGATGCGGCTGATAACGTCAGACAGTTCTTCGCGATTGGCCTTCGCAGACGTGCTCTGGAAGGTGTTAGCAACGATAGCCATTGTGATAGTCCTTTCGGGGGATGATGATGAGGGTCAGTCAAAATCAATCCGCATTGCGTCACGGATCGATCCAGATCGAGCCAGCTTCGCCATGGCATCACGATTGTTGGACGTTGGTGCCGCCTTGGTCCGCTTTGGAGCGGCAACGGGTGGCACATCCTTCACCTTCTCTTGCGCCTTGGAACGTGCCGCCAAGGCCCGCTTTCCGATGGCTGCGAAGTGCAGCGCCGCGAAAAAGCGATGGTCTGTGACGGCAGACAATTCCTGCGAAGAAACACCGAGTTCCTGCGCCGCCTGATAGATATTGTTGAAGAACTTTTCACGCCCCGCACGGTCGCGCGTTTCAGGGAACGCGGCTGCCAGAGCCTCGTTTTCCTGCTTTAGCACTTCCTCACGGAGGCCAGTGTTTTCAACTGTCTTGGCGGTTTTGGCAGCTTCGGCACCCATCCGCACCAGTTGCTCAATCTGAGCGACCGCCGCATCGTGGGTTGCCTTCATCGCGGTAAAGCGGCCCGGATCTGAATAGGCCAGACTGGGGCTTGGTGCTTCCGGGATGTTCTGCGCAAGATATTCGGTAAAGGTGTTCGTAATAGCCTGTAGCTGATTGGCTTCCGCTTCGACGGCTCGACGATAGTTGCTCGTCTCTTGCGTCTTGCGGCTATAGTCGGCTTGTCGCAGGTAGCCGTTTTTCAGTTCCGATAGCGGAACCTTTTCGCCTGACTGCAACTCAACGATAACGGTGTCGTCAACCTTGGCTGGCTTCACGTCCTTGTCGGGCGCTTCGGCAGTCTCGGTCTCGTCGTCGTCGTCACTGACTTCGGCCTCTTGGTCGCTAGCAGCGGCCTCATCCGTCTCACCATCGGTCTCGGTTTCCGTTGGGGCTTCTCCGTTGTCCTGATCTTCATCAGGGTCGAAGTAGTCCCAGCTTTCCGAGGTATCGCTTGAGGTAGAGGGTTGCGCGTTATCGGTCCCGACCGAGGTCAGGTTGTCGTTTTCGCTTACCATGTCTGGGGTTGCCTTTCGGCGTTTGTGTGGACGCCCCGATTAGACGGGTGCGCCTTTCGTCGGTCGATTGTCTCGCAGGGATGCTGCAAGGTTCGATCGGAAAGCTCTTACGGCACGGGCTTCAGCCATTGCTGACTGCCGTGTTTCGTGGTCATTCGGCGGGGCATAAATGCCGCGTTCGATTGCGTCGTGTTCCAGTTCGTTCAGCACCACCTCAAGCAGTGGATTGCTGATAATCTGCTCTGCCAGCGATGCGCGGTCCTTGGCGTTCATGCGGCAAGCAACAGCACAAGGGCTGCCTCTTCGTTGCGACGCCGAACCCGACGCCTGATTGTCTCGGCCTGTGCAAGCACCAGGTCACGCAGTTCCGCCGCGTCCATGTCGCTGGATCTGAATTGGGCAATCGCATCTTGCAAGTCTGCAATAGCGGTCGGCGTCACCAGCGATGGCAGCGCTATCGGGTCGAATGCCGCGACGATTGCAGCGGCTTTCTTGGTTCGCGTCTTGTCGGGCCTTGTGAGCCTGACGGCAGCGCGTTCCAGTTCCTTGATTTGCTTCGTGTAGAAGAACTTGCGAGACTGGCCAGACGTTCTGAACCCGGCATCATCACCGCGTCGGACTGTGATCGGTGCAGCGTTGTTAGCCACAACCTCGAACGTGAGCGACGTTGCGCCTTCGATGTATGTTTCACCGGACAGCAGCGCAGACGCGGCGAACGTCAGCGATGTTGTGCCTTCGATGTCTGCGACAGACGAGCCAGACCCGGTGAGGTCGCCCGATGTCGCGAAAGTCAGCGACGTTGCAGCGGTAACAAGCCCGCCGCCGAACGCATCCCCAGCCGGGGTGAATGTGAGCGACGATGCGCCGTCAATCTGTGCCGCCGTGGTCGCCGTGGCGGTCGTCGAAAATGTCAGCGATGTTGAGCCGACAATATCACCGCCCGAACCGCTGCCGGTCAGGTTGCCAGCCGTGGTGAACGTCAGGGCGGAAGCCGCTTCGATCAGCCCGCCACCGAACGCCGTAGCGCTTGGCGTGAACGTCAGGCTAGACGCACCTGCAAGCGGACCATCCCCGATCAGGGACGCCGCTGGCGTGAAGGTTAGTGTTGACGCACCCAGAAGCGGGCCATCTCCCAGCAGCGTAGCCGCTGGCGAGAAGGTGATTGACGTTGCGCCTTCGATGTTAGCGCCTGCACCGCCAGACCCGGTAAGGTCTCCGGTCGTCGTGAACGTCAGGCTTGACGCGCCGTCAACCGCTGCGCCGCCTGTAACAGCACCGGCTAGCGAGAACGTCAGTGACGTTGAACCGGATATTGCACCGCCAGCCGCTAGGGCCTCAGTCTGCCAAGCGTCGGGCTGGAATGCGCCAGGTTGAAACGCGACCGTGATGCCGCCGCTTTGCTTGCCAAGGACGCCGGTTGCCAGCCAAAAGACAAGCATCGCGCGTTACTCAGTCGTTAGCGGCAAGCAGGGTGGCAAGCGTCAGTTCAGTTTCGGCCAGATCCTCGTCAATTGATGCGACACGGGGGATGTCACCCAATGCCGCCGCGCTTGAACGCAACTGGCTCAGATAGGCGACACGTCGCTCAAGCATTTCGATGATCTGGTCAATGGTCATCAGATCACCATTTGCCGCAAGAGGACGTTGGAGGTGTTGAGCAGAATGTAGACGTAGTAAATCTCGGTTGATCCGTCCTTGTAGAGCACATCAAACGCCGTATCGCCCAAGATGGCCGCGCCTTGCGGGTAAAGCATGGTGCTCCATGGGAACATTTCAGCCCGCGCGATGTCGAACGCGAGCCAGCGGCCCGTTGCTTCCTTCTGAACGTAAATCGTGCCGCCGTGCAGCGCATACTTGGTGCCGGTCGTGAATGTATCTGCTGCGGGCGCATACGTGACCGCCGCCCATGAGTTCGCCGCAATGTCGTAACGGTCCAGCAGCGCACCTGCCGCGCCACGGAAAGAGTAAAGGAAGCGCCCGTTCTGGATTGCGCTTTCGTTGGTCCAGTCCGTCTCGTTTACCGAGTGAACCCAATGCCCCGACATGCCGGTTGTCGGCGCACCGCCGCGAGCAACACCCGGCGAGAGTGTGGACCATGTGTTCGCCGTGATGTCGTAGCGATACATCGTGACCGCGTTGTTGCCCATGTAGTAGAGGAAGTTGTCGTTCCCCTCGATGACATAGGTTGATGTTGAGTCCGGTGTGGTTGTCCAAGTCGCGACGGTCAGCGTGTCAGCCGTGTTTGCCGTGATGGTGCGGATTTGGCCCGCCCCGGTGCCGCCCGTGATACGAACCTGCGAGTTAATCCACGATGATGCGGTCCACGTCTTGCCGGTCTGGACGATGGTTGTGGAGGTCCCCGATGTCGCCGTGCCAGTCGCGAACGTCTTGAAGTCGCCGTCAACGATGGACGGGGTGGCGATAAGCTTGCCGTCAGTCGCCAGCGACGCGGGCAGGCCGGTCTGCGACAGCGTTGTCCACGTGTTCGTAGCGTAGTCATACACGCGGAACGAAGCCGCCGCGAGCGTGCCTGCGCCAACGACATAATAGCGCGGGGTGAGTAGGCGATAGACCGTCGAGGCGCTGAAGGCAGTGCCTTGCGTGGCAACTGTGATGATCGAGCTTGCGCCTGTGGTGTTTCTGACAATATCCAGAACCAAGCCGTTATTCGGGCCGGACAGGATATGCACCTTGTATCCGCGAAGGTCGCGCTGAAAATTCTGGTTGGTCGTGATGGTCGAGGTCGTGCCTGCCGTCGCCGTCAGCGAACCCGCGCCAACGGTCGAGCCGGTTGACCACGCGCCCGCAGTCCCGCTTGCACCCGCGCCGAACGTGCCAGCAAGGCCGACGGCAGGAAGGTTCACCCAGCCATCTTCAGCCGGGTTATACATGATTGCTTCCGAGTTCGACCGCACAAACATTTGCTGCTGCCGGAAGTGCCGCGACGACACAATGAACGAGCCAGCCTGCGTGCTGTTGGGTGCAGGGGCCATGAACTCCCAACGCTTTACGTCGAGAATTTTGCGGTTGCCGTTGGTTGTTGGCATTATGTCACCGAGATGTTGCGGCGAAGGTTATCCGCCTGAAGGTGCATGAAAGCGGGGATTTGGTCGTTGGCTGAGAAGCCGCCGATCTGGCTTTGGTTCGTGAGCGTGGAAACCGTCGCAATCGTCTGCCCGCCCGAGATGCTGCCGACAGTCACTTGCAGGTTGCCAGCAGTCGCCTGCCGGGCTTCCATGATGGGGAAACCCGATGCGTTGGGCAGCGCATAACCGATGGTCTTGGTCAGCGATGCAATCGCAAAGCGCATGGCCTCGATGGCCTCGACCAGTTCGCCATACGCCTGAACAGGCAGCGGGTTCGTGGCGCTGGCGTCCTCATAGGAGCCGTCAACACCGAACCCGACTTTCGTGCGCGGATAGTTGACGCCGCCGATGTCATCGGTTGCGAATACGTCCGTGCCGGTGCCTGTGTTGGCGAGTGCTGTTACATTGTCAGCCATCAGTCGCAGTCCACATCAAGCACGCCGATTGCGAAGGTCTGCGTGGCATTCGAGGACGTGGTAACGCTGATCGAGGCAGTCAACGCGCCCTTGAACAGCAGGTTGCCAGCGCCCGAAGATGCCGTGCCGATGCCGAAATGGGTAATGGTTGCCGAGCCAGCCGTGCAAGGCCCGAACACAACCGCCGCCGCGTTGGATGCGTTGTTGCCAGACACCGTCCAGCCACCAGCGGAGCGGGCAACAGCCTGCCGAGCGTATCCGGTGTAGGAAACCTCGGACGTGTTCTGTGCGCCTGCTTCTCCAGGATCTGCCGTGTGCAGTGACACATGCAGCGAACCTGCCGTGGTCGAGCCACGCAGGCCGGTCGCATCGCCGATGTTGGCAATGTCGGCATTCTGGAAGATGTGCTGAAGGATGCTGGTTTCAAAGGCGTTTGAGGCTGACACGTTGGTCTCCTGTTGTTAGTCGAGGGTTGCGGCAAGACGAAACAGGTCATCAACCTGTTCAGATGTCGCGGCTCCACCCGCGATGAGCATTGCGAATACGGGATCGGCCCGGTGGAACGTGTCGGAACCGATGATTTTCAATTCTGCATCCGTGCGCACGTTGGCTGGGATTTGAGCAACTGCCGTTTCCACAAACGCCGGGATGACACCGCGCGCCAGATAGGCTTTGGCTTCGGCTGTCGTGACGATGCCGACCTTGACAGCGGCGCGCATGAATTGGGTTTCTGTCACGCTCTGGGGAACGCGGACCGGGTCTGGTGTCGCGGGATATTCGCGGATTTCAACGCGGCCATCAGGGAATGTGACTTCTTCGCGAATTATGCTCATCGCACACCCAATCCGGCCAGAAGTTGCATGTCCAAGTCAACGCTTTGGGTGGCAGTGCCGCCCGCTGCCGCTTTGCGCATTACGACAGTTGGCCGGACGGCAACAGTCGTTCGGGGCTTGGTCGAATGGCTTGCGACCTGCGTGCCGTTCACAAAGAACAGCGCATTGCCCGACGATGGCAGCGAGATGAACAGGTCCATCCATGTTCCAGTTGTCGGCGTGGTCAGGACGTTGGATTGAACCGTGCCGCTGTTGTTGCGCGTGACGGAAACGAACTCGGCTGAACCGCTCGTCAGGCGCAACGTGAACGCGCAGGCGTCGGCTTGGTCAGATGGGATGCCCTGGATTTGGTTCGTGAATGTAAACCCGCACCATGATGTAAATTCGTCAGTCGAGTTTGGCAGGTGGCGATAGTTCACCCTCGCGCCGTAAATCCAATCGCCAGACCCGAGAACAAGATGGCCGTGGCTTTCGTGGTGCGTGCCGATATGCCCCACCGTGTCGAGCGACGCTACGCTTAACCGCCTTGCGCTGGATGCCACTTGATCTGTTGTCGATGGCATTGAAAGCGTGCTGCCGAAGCCGCCAAAAACAAATTCACCTGACTTGAAATCGTTGTCGAGGGTCGTCGCGCCTTCAAGGTCAGTGAACAGCACGATGTTGGACGGGGAGCGCCCCATTTCCAGCGCACGAACCAAGCTGATAACCCACCGTGCCGCGCCACTTGAAACGCTAACTGCAACCCACTCCAGCCCGCGGGCAGCCCAAAGCCAGCGCGAGCCGACCGCATAGCCATCGCCGCTGTCATCATTGACAGTCGGTGCGCTTGTCGCCGTGAGGTTGTTCAGGACGCCCGATGAATTGAGCGTCGCACCCGACATGCTCAACCCGGTGCCGAGCGTAATCGCAGCCACGTCGCCCGTCGCGCCACGTCCTAGCAGTTGGCTGGCCGACAGCGCCACATCCGTCACCGCGCCACCAGTCGCCGCCGCACGGGCAACGACGCTATTCGCAGCCGCCGTCAGCGTGTGTTCGGCATTCCAGTGAGACGGCAGGACATGGCCAGCCGTTACCGATGCCGGGTCGTCTGCAATCGCGCTGTTAAAGCCGTGCTTGAGCGAGACGGTCACTGGATCGTCTCCACGCCGATGATGTCACCGGATGCAGGATCACGCACCACACGCCTTGCAGATCCGCCGTCAACCTCAACGCCCACGATGTCGCCCGTCACCGGATCACGGACAATGCGACGGGGTGCGCTATCGCGTGCGCCGATGCCCTCAACCTGATTGGTCAGCATCTGGATGGCTTCAATCACCTGTTGCACGCCGCTTTCGGCCTGTTCGACACCGCTCGACATGACGGCAAGTTCACGCTGCTGTGCGAGTTCAAGTAATTTCAGTTCACGGGCCTGAGCCATCTTTTCACGCTCAAGGTTGGCCTTTTGCTCTTCCTTGATGGCGTCGGCTTCAAGCTGTTCACGGCGCGCGATGGCGTCTTTTTCCATTTCAGCCGCCTTCACGCGAAGGTCAGCCTCCATCTGGGCGCGTTCCTTGTTGGTCTGCACTTCCATGTCGGCCTGTTTCACCTGCATGGCGATTTGAGCCTTCATCTGCTCAACCTGCATCGCCGCGTTGGCTTTAATCATCTCAGGGTCAGGCTTGTTGCGGGCCATTTCCAGACGCGCCGCAACTTCTTGCGGGTCCGGATTAGTCACGAACCGGTCAGGCGTCTTGATGCCAGCCGCGCGCACAAGCTCTTCAAAGCTGTTATAGACGTTCTCAGGCTTGACGAATGGATTGTCAGGGCCGAGCGTGGCGACAATCCGCTCCTGAAGCCCGATTATCATCTGCATCATCATCATGTCGCGTTCACGAGTGCCGGCACCCAGACCGACATTGATTGAGGCGTCCATTTCCGCATTCCAGTGACGCGGGTCGAACTCCACCCACTCGCCGCGCAGCTTGACCGTGCGGGGCTTATCCTGGTGGCGAATGACCAGCCTTAGAAGCCCCTGAAACATGGCCCTGAGACCGTCCGCAATCGTGCGCACCATCATCTCAGTCTGGGCAACACCGCCCTGCTCGATCATCGCAGAGGCTTTAGCCGTCATGTTCTGCAAAGCGTCCGGTGCAAGGCCATTCGATGCTTCGTTGATGCCGGTTCTGTCAGCCGCTTCGGCGTCCAGATATTCCAGCATCGAGAAGCTTTCCTTCGCGACGAAGGGCACCACCTGATACTGAACCGCATCACGGACATTAAAGCCCTGCTTGATGCGGATTGGCAGGCCGAACTCTGGATTAAGCACCGCCTCGGGGTTGGATACCGCGCCCTCTTGAATGGCCGGCTGAAGGTTGTTCTGCCAGTAAAGGTTATCAAGCGTGTTACGTAGCAGCACCGTCTTGATGCGCTGCAATTCGATCAGGTCATCCGAGATTGCCACGCCTTCCCACTGGTGCGGCTGGCGTTCGCAGACAATCGACGCGAACGGCACTTCATCGCATTCGTCGTTTTCAAGTTCGTTCTGTTCGGAGATTGAACCGGCATAAACAATGCGCCGCAGTTCAGCGATGCCGTCATCATCCTGATCGATCCGAACATACAGTTCGTAGTAGTCGATCTCTTGCGTGGTCCAGTGCAGGTCGTCACCGTCACGGCCTTCGATGACGTCGCGACGTTCCAGCCGCTCGAACTCTTCCGCGCTTTCGTCGCCTTCCGAAATAGGCAGTTCACGGATGCGCTTTGCATCGTAGCCCATTGCGACCAGATCAGTGCGGCGCATCTTGGTCTTGACGCCGACGATGGGGCTGTCTTCAAGCGTCACCGCGTCGGAGTGGATCAGGAACTCTTCAGGAGGCCGAGCGGCGACGCGAATGTTCTTCTTGGTGGACTTGCGGCGGATTTTGACATCATGAACCGTAATCGGCATCTGGCCTTGAGGGCCGTCAACCATCTCCTGCCGTGCGCTGTGTTCCAGCACCTCGACATCATCAGGCTCGACAAGCTGGGCAAAGGCCATTTCGTCAAGGCCGCTGTGCTCGCTGGTCTTGATCTCAATCTTGGTGTCAACGTACCAGTGCAGGATGCCGTTGCGCAGCTTCAGCGCATCCATCACCGCGTCGTGGATGGCCTGCCGAACGCCGCATTCGTCCATGATAACCAGGTTGACGTAATCGCTGGCCTGCTGGGCTGTCTGTTCGTCGTTCTGGCCGACGGGTTGATATTCAACCACTTTATCGCCGCCGAGGATTACCCGCGTGATGGCAGGCAAAACCTTCTTGATCGCAGCGCGCACGTCACGGGTGACGACAGACGAACGGTTCTTCTGGAATGGGACCGCTTCTGGGTCGCCATCATAAAACGCCATGGCCTTGAGCCGGTCCTGTGACCGCTCGTCCCGGTAATCCTCGCAATCACGCACCAAAGCACGCACACGGCTGGGAATGTCCTTTTCAGCCATGGGTTAGATCACCTTCCGTGCCGTGAATTTCCAGTTGTCTTTGCCTTTCGGCACGTCTGCGAAGCGCTTCATCATCAGCGCATATCGTGAGGCCGAAATCGTATCGTCACGCTCTTTCACGACCTTGCCGTCTTTCCGATGGTAGAGCCGGAACTCTTCAAGCCATGACGTGCAGGTGCGGAACACTTTCCAGCGCCCGGTCTGCATCCGGTCCAGCATGTCCATCAGGCCAGCTTCGACACTGTTGGATCCGCTTTCGTCTGTTGCCCTTTCAGGCAGCATGTTCAGGCCCTGCTTTGTGTATTGACTGGCGAGGTTCTCGCCCGCTGCCGTGTCGTTGTTGCCATCGTGAGGCCATGACCAATTCAGCCAATCACCCCATGGCTTGACGGCAGCCGCGTGAATGATCGGTGTCGCCTCACGCTGGCGATAGTCCTTCGTGAGATAGATCACGTCAGCGTCACGGTCCCATGCCAGTTCAACGGCAGCGGTCGGATGGTCCCAGCCAAAGTCCAGACCGGCGATGCGCGCCCAGTGCTTCGGGATCTCCATCGGATCAACAACGATGCTCTCTTCCGCAACCGGGAAGATGCGCCCCGAACCCATTGAAGGCACGCCCTTGGTGCGCGCTTCACGCTCATGGGCCGGATAGCTGGCCGCAATCTTTTCGCGCTGCTCCGGCGTGTAGTGCTCAGCGTCGTCAATCGTCATTGTGGTGACGATGCGATCCGGGTTCTGTTCCAGGATATAACGCCCCACCACGTCCGACATGCCCTTCAAAGGCGTGAACGTCAGCATGATCATGCCGCCCGTCGCGTTGGTGCGCGTAATCCCCTCAAAGTACACGTCGCTTGGTGGCTCTTCGTCGAACCAGATGCCGTGAACCGTGTTGGCCTGCCACTTGCCCCGGCCCTGCTCATATGCCTTCAGGTAGAGCGTAGAAAGGCCACCAGAGACATGCCGCACTGTCACCGTGTCCAGCGCATGAGACACACCAGAACGCCGTGTGCTGCCTTCAATGCACGACTTGGGAATGTAACCCGTTCCCCAGTCCTCTTCTTGTGCAGGTGGACCGACTAGCAAGCGCTGCACGCCGTCGCGTGTTAGCTCGTAGCTTTCCGATCCTGCAATCCAGATCACCGGATGGTCAAAGCGCCGCCCATGCCAGTCGTCGGGATAAAGCCCCGTCAAGTGCATCGCCGTCTCAGCCGCACCCGCGACCGTCTTGCCAAGCTGGTTGCCGGCCATAAACAGCCGCTCCCGAAACTTGTGACCGTTGGCGTGGAACTCCCGCTGCTTTGCGTATGGCTTATAGCGCGGCAGCAGGTTAGTGCGCCGTCGCCGGTCCAGTTCCGCCAGAAGCGCCGCCTGTTCCCTCAAGATTGAGGAAAGGCCGGATGGCGGCGTCAAGGGACCGGATGCGCTCGATAAGCTGCTCATCGGTCATTTCATCATTCGGGTTGATGTTCACATTCAAATCACGCGGCAGGATCGACGCGATGACCTTGAGATACTGGTCTGGCTTTTCGGTGCGCACCTGGACAATTGCAGCCTGTCCGTGCTCGTTGAAATCCTCATGCAGAGCGTCGATGAACGCCTCGCCTAGCTTGTTGCGTGCGCCCTTGGGTCTGCCGCTAGGATTGCCCGACTGACCTGCCTGCCAAGGTGCAACGAGCCCTTGTTTTTCCGGTGTAACATCACCGTCAGCACCGGGCTTTGGCTTGCGCGTCATGTCAGCCTCAATAGCCCTTCTTAGGCTTCATCGCTGGCTTGGCCTTTGGCTTCATGCACTTGCCAGCCTTTGCGCAGGCTTTGGGATTTGGGCAACCGGGGCAGGGCTTCATGGCTTGTCACTTTCGCTTGTGTGTGCTTGTGTCATCGCCCTTTGGAGGTGACACATGAACGCCGTTGATAAAGCGCTTGAACAGCTTCGCACTGCACTAGCCGCCGAGATAGAAGCCGCCGAACGCCGAGGCGCTGCGAATGCTGCCGCTGAACTGATGGCGAGGATGCAAGCTGCTATCGGTGTGGAGCCGGTCAAAAGACGCGGACGGAAACCGAAGGGCTAATGCGGGCGGAAATTCTCACCCTGCATTAATGCCCTTATCCTTATTCGCGCCTTAACGCAAGTCACATGCCGAAGTATCTCACCAGAATGTTAGCAGCCTCTCGCGCTGTCCCCAGACTGTGCGGGGCTTGCGTTTCATCCCGCGCCAGCCCCTCGACAACGCGCACATATTCGACGCCCCTGCCCGCATATTCCAGCAAGGCAGACCGTGCGCCGTTGTATTCCCTCATTCGGCGAAACACCTCATCATCGTCATACTCAAAGCCGATGCCACCGGAGCCGCTTACCATTTCACCTGAGATGCTTTTCGGGTGTTCGGTGCCGTAGCCCTGCGCAACGCGGTTAAGGTGCCGAACCGTCACGTAGCGCTTGATGGCCTCATACTGGACAGCCGATAGCCCTTGGCTGTCATCACGGGCCTGCTTGGCTTGCATCCGCCACTGACCAAGCGGGCAGGTCCAGTGCTGGTCTGATGCGTTCTCGATTGTCGCGCCCCACATCTTCACACGCTGGGCTATGACGGTGGATTTGATTTGCTCCACCGTCTCGCCTCTATCGCCCCTGTCAGCCTTGGCAATGCGGCCACCAGGATAGCGCTCGACATCTGTTTTCCGTTTCCTGCCAGCCTGAGCCATGATGTGACTTTCCTTGCCGTTGGTGATGACGAT